TTCCTGCGACGATGATGCACGAGAACACGATAAATGCGCTCTCGGTTTGTTTGTCTGTTTTTACTGGTCTAGTTTCTTTGTGTGTTTCCATAGTGTGTTTGTGTGTGTTAGTTATTGAGGTCAACAAGGTGCTGATAAGCCGTCTTGACTGTCCAGCCCTTAGAGTGTGCTTCAAGTGCCTTGTCTCGGCTATAGGTTTCGGCTTGCTTTGTGCCTTTCGGATGAGTGCAGACCCATGAGTTACATGGGATTGCCGATGAGTGTAGTTCTGGGAAGTCTTTTGGTGCTTTCATAGGTGGTTGTTTGTGTAGTGTTAAACTCGTTCAAGTATTTCAGATTTTAAAGCATCAACTTTAGCGTTAATAACATTCGTTGTTTCGTCGTGAGATAAGCCAAACTCATTTGCAACGCTTGCAATATGCTCCGCGATGCACTCAAATAATAAGCCGTCTGACTGTCTCGCTATAATATCATGAATAGCCTTAGAGTCTTTAGTTACGTTGTCGTAGTCGTTATATTTCATTGTGTGTTTGTGTGTGGTTAGTTTGTTAGTGTTTTAATGTGTTGCCTAGCTTCCCTTAATGAATCGAAGTAATCTAAGACATCATAAATAGGGCTATCATAGGCGTATGTATCATCATATTCTTTGATTATATGGTAGAGGTTAGACTTGCCCTTATTGTGTGGATGGGTTGCTACGTATTTTATAAGAATGTAAAATGGCTTTAGTTTCATTGTGTGTTGTGTGTGTGATTAGTTTACTTTTACCCACGCGCTAGCGGCAAGGTGCTTTCCGTTAAAATACGGCTCAAAGTCTTTCTGATTAAAGCTAGCGTCAAGACCCAGCACTTGTGCAATGCCGTTCAAGCGTTCGCGTGTTGTGGTAGTATTCCAGCCCGCTAACGTCATGTAAATGCCGTCATTTGTGCGCTCGGTGATTTTGTTGCCGTGTAGATAGACAGCTTGCCCGTTTGTGTAGGTGTTGCCTATTGTCATTTTGTTGCCTTGTGCGAAGGCGTTTGCGATTGTTTGTGTGACTTTTCTCATAGTGTGTATTTGTGTTGCGCCCTAAAGGGCTTTGTGTTGTGTGGTTAGTGTGCTTTGTGGATTGTTGCTCGTAAATCATTAAGAACTAGCTTCTCTCGTTCAAGCCTAAAGATTTCTTGATGACTGTCTTCAATATCTTTTGAATTGAGTTGGTTGCCAAGTTCTTGCTCTAATTCAAGAACGTTTATGTCAGTTTTTAAAGCTGTAATTTTTGCATTAACGTGCATTATTTTTAGGTGAATTAAGTCGGATATTTTTTCGCTTTTCATTGTGTGTGTGTGTAGGTTGCGCCCTTGCGGGCTTAGTTATTGGTGAAATTTATGCCATCAAATATAAGAAATATCCGAATAGCAAGCCTGTTAATATGAAAAGTGGTAGCTCGAAAAATAGGTAGGTTTTCATAGTGTGTTTTTGTGTGTGTTTGTGTGTGTGATTAGTCGCAAGGAATGTCGCCATGCTCTAAGTCTTGAAAGTAATCATTAACAGTTTCAAAAGAGTAGCCTTTCTTTAAGGAGGCTAGTTGACGTTTAGCGGTTGCCATAGATTCGACATCATCGGTGCAGTCTACAAATTCACCATCTATCATGCCGACAACGCGGTGCAGTGGCTTAGGTAGTCGATTAAATTCTCTCGTTTGAATTTTGTATTTCATTGTGTGTTTGTGTGTGTGGTGATTAAAGAGAAGCGACGGCATCGCATACTGCCAACTCGGTAGGATAAACAGCGCGCGGTGCTAATTGGTAGCCACCTACCTGAAAACCGCAACGGAGTAAAAAGTGGTAGGTTTCGTCAGGTGTCTTTGTTTCTTCCGTGTGAATGACTTCGTTTTTATAGTTGATGAATATGTATTTCATGATGTGTTTTTATGTATTTAATATATAGAGTTCTGATTTGAACGCCTTACAGTATAACATAGCTGTCAAGTTCACAGAAATGAAACTCTTTAGGTTGTGGAATGATTTTGAAAACATACAAAAAAGTGAAACACAAAAACACGCATTTCCAAAAATACACACGAATAAAAACAAACAAAGCGCATCAAATAACACCTATCAATTTACCATCAAATACCGCTAGAATCTAGCTACTATAAATATATTATCCAGTGCAACTGTAGTAAACACTACCCCCTCTTTACATTTAGAGACAAACTAGAGACATATATATAAAAAGAGACCCCATCAGGGGGTAAATATTTTTGCCATATATACGTATACCCCTTCAGATTTTTGTGGCAAAACCAACGGGTCACCTATAGCTCACAAAAGGCTTCCTAGCGTCCACCTCACCGAGATACTCATAGATACTTGTAATATCCTTCTGGTGGCTTATAAGGACATCCATCTGTGCCTCAGTGTACTTTAGGTGTTCATTATGCTTGTCCACCAGTTCATCTAGGAGTGCCTCTTGTTCCTTAAGGTCTTCTGAGAGCAATATCACAGCTACAACTAGGAGTGCTAGTAGGAGGCTGGTTATTACATTCTTCATAAAAATAAAAGACCCCCTAGAGAAAACACACAATCCCTAGGAGGTCACATATACACTATAACACAAACAAAGTTATTAAAAGTCTTCGTAGCTATCCTCATCATCACAGTCCTCTTCCCACTCTATGTCAAGCTCATTATCATTACTTGGGAGTAGGGCATCAGCGACCACCTTATGTGCGACTGTAGAAAGCCCTAGAGCAGCAAAGCTGTTGTTATACTCAACCTCACACTCATGGGGTTTGTCAGCAGCCACTATCAGGTAGCTCTCAAAGTGTTCTCCGAGTATCACTTGACACTGTTCTATTGGGGTTAATTCATCATCCATATACTTAAAGTTCACTAATATTCACATTCATCATAATACCTATTAACATAGTCAAATTATGAGATTCACTTATTAACACTTTAAGTGTACCATAGGTCATTATTTACCCCTCCTATTCCCTCTGTCTTGTAAGTCTTTGTTATTACTACTGTTATGAATGCACCTTTATATCCAATTATTAACACCTATAGACCCCTTATTTCTCTTATGGAATGTGTTCTCAAACTCTAGGAGTTGTTCTTTAATAAGGTCGTGTTTTCTTTCTTGCATCTTTAGGTCAGCATCTTGGTTCATTTGTTCTACCCAATAGCTGACAGCCATAGATAGAGCATCAAGTCTATCATCATGGGTAATAGCCCCACGGTCTCTTGTTATACGAGACATCTGGTAGAACAGTTGGTACTTTAGTTGAGCTTCTGGTTTATATGAGCTGCAACTATCGTAGTCCTTACGGATAACCTTAGGGTCAACTACGAGCTTATGGTTAGCCATTACAGGCTCTAGGGTCTCAATAATGCGTAGTTCTTTTTGTTTAGAGTGACGGACTTCTTCTATGGTGCATGGGTAAACCTTATTTAGAATGGGTCTAAGTAGTTCAACGAACATACCATCACCGAAGTTAGACTCGACTATGATAGCGTTTACTTTGTGTTCCTTAGCGATGACTGTCAGATTCTTAAGGGTAGCCTCGTCGTAGCCACCAGAGAGACCGCCTGCTTCTGGGACAAAGAGTGTACAATTGAGCATCTTAACGACAGCATATCCAGTCTCATCCTTACCACGACCAGAGGGGTCAATACTAAGGACACTACCTGTAAACTCTACGTGGTCACCCACGGTGGTCATAGGGCGGTAGTATCTGTCCCCTGAGAGTCCGACGTTAGGGATACTGCCATCATACTCAAGGTCAGGAGAGGATGCCCACACGAGCTTCTCAGGGGCTACCTCTTTGTCTATAGGGGTAACGATAAGGTCACTGAGTTTTAGGGGGTATCTATCAACATCACTCAAGCGGGCATCCAGCATGAACTGCATGGCAAAACCAGCGGAACCATAGGATATTTGGCGCTCTCGTAGGTCGATGTTAGAGAAGCGGGTGGGTTCAGTAGAATCTCCTTCTTTCTCAGAATCGACACAGAGGGGGCTGACGTTGCCGTTATAGGCGTTTTCGTGCTTAGTTGGAGTAATGTATTGCGCAGTCCATATGCGCGTCTTGTAGCCCCTCTCAGACAGCTTATAATAGATTGT